CATTCATGGGTTCTAACGACAACGTTATCGCACCAGAGTTCATTGAAATGCAGGAAAGATTGAATGTAAGAGAACCGCTGGAGGACTTTAAAGACCCGCTAGTTGATGATACGTGGTTCTGGAAGATGCCTATAGAAGGACACAGGTACATATGTGCTGTTGACCCTTCAAGAGGTACAGCAGCCGATAGAACCGCCATTGAGATAATAGATATGGATGGTAGGGATGAAAACGGTATGCCTATCATAGAGCAGGTTGCTGAATATGTTGGAAAGAAGCTAGGTGATGATATTGGTGCTATTGCATATCAGTATGCTACTATGTATAACGACGCTTTCGTAGTGGTTGACGCTACTGGTGGACAGGGTGACGCTGCAATCATCACTATGCTTCAGATGGGCTACAAGAATATGTACTACGAGGATATGAACCAGAAGACGTATATGTTGCAGAGAGCTACGAAAATATATGACAGCTACACTGACAAGCTTCCGGGCTTCCATTTCCAGGGAAACAGGTATCCTGTATTGGCTAACTTTGCTGGTCTGGTGAGAAACAATGAGTTCAAGATTAGGTCTGCAAGGGTCATTAATGAGCTTGATACGTGGATATTCAAGGGTGACAACGCGAGGATGGACCACATGGATGGTGCTCATGATGATACCATCACGTCTCTTGCTATGGGGCTTTTCGTTATGCAGTATTCCTTCAACAGATTGCAGAGTACAATTAACAAGGACAAGGCTATACTCAATGCCTATATGATGACCAACTCATTCAAGGTGAAGAAGCCACAGATGGGTGACGGAAGGAACATTACACCAGGAATTGGCTTGCCGTTTTATAAAGCAGATAAGATGAAATCATATAACAGTACAATACAGGGTACGTATATGTGGTTATTTGGTCATCAAAGTTAATTTTTTACCCCACCAAATATTATGCTAACTATTCCTACAATTTCCCATATAGGGTATTCACAAGTAAAACAGCATTACTTAGTGAGGTGTTTGGTGGTTATAAGTGATATTTATAGTTATGGAAAAGTTAGATTTGAACGATATATACATACTAGGTGCTCCAGATGATTTCGAGATTTATTATGGCAAGTCTATGATTGGGTGGTGTCATTATGAGGATACGAATGCATATCCGTTTATAATATCCAACGGAGAAGCCCATATAGGCCGTGGCGGTGTAAGTCATGGGGTTATTTTTAGCGATTTGCTTGGTATGAGTACAGTAGAGTTCAATAGAAGGGTTGATACCGCAACGGAAAAGGGTGATTATGATGAGCTTATTGAACTAAATAAGCTTTGGAGAAAGGCTAGCGAAATGATAGGTGATGACAGTGATAAAATTAACGGAAGGATTTATTTATCAGTTGCAAAAATGCCAACCACACCTTTAGACTACGTTATATTCAGCTTCTGGAATGATGATAATAAGACGATTGACGGGGAAGTAATAAATCAGATTCTCAGAAAGTTCAATGTGCCTCAATATAAGGTTCTTGTTGCTTGTTTTGATAAGGGGGATGAAGGACACTTAATACCATTGTCAGAGTGGGATTATTATGTGCCAGAAGCAGATGATGTGCAAAAGAATGCATATGCTCTACATTTGATGAACGCCCACGATAAGCACGATGCGACAACGAACTTTAGGGTTGTTAGGGATAATGCCATATACACCCCACGTGAGAGGGCTGCTGGAAGTATGGCTGCATATCACGCTATGGTACATACTGAAAATGTTAAGAGAATAATAAGAAGTGTTTTGAAAGAATATATTTATAAAGAAACGAAAAAAATTATATTTTAATAATAAAACAATATAATAATGACTAAGAGAAAACCAACAGTATTCCAGGCACTTGACAATGCAATATCCGGCAACTGGAAATCTCCTGTAGAACCATCGATACCTCACGTCAACAAGTATGACATGAGCAAACCAGATAATACGGTTATCTATAGGGCTTCCAGCAAGGAGGATTATTTGCAGAAGAAGCTGGAATTGCAACAGGATAAATTCATTAGGGACAGATGGGTGAAGGCTAACGTGAACCTATCCGTATCTGCATACTCCGGCTTGAATAACATCAAGCTGATGTACCGTGACGCAGACTTAATGGATGCGTTCCCAGAGATAGGTGCTGCACTCGACATAGTATCTGAGGAGAGCACGATTGTTAATGACAAGGGAATGGTTGTGAACGTATATTCAAAGTCTGATAGAATCAAGAACATCCTTGAGGACTTGTTCGTGAACAGGCTGAATATCCAGCTCACGGGACAGATGATTATACGTGCGATGTGCAAGTACGGAAACCAGTTTATGCTCCTCGACATTGACCACAAGAACGGCGTGAAGGGCTGGAAACAGCTTCCAGTGTTCAACGTGGAGAGAATCGAGAACGGAATCCAGAACCCTTATGGATATGGCATGTCAATATCTGTAAATGGTGCTGAAATGGACGAGAAGGACTTGTCAACACAGTTTATATGGATTGAGGAGAACCAGGGACAGATTCCTTTCCGTGACTGGCAGATTGCCCACTTCAGACTTCTTACAAACTCACTCTATCTTCCTTATGGTGTTAGCTACCTTAATGCAGCACGTAGACACTGGAGGATGTTGTCACTTATGGAGGATATGATGCTCATCTATCGTCTTGAGCGTTCGATTGAGAGGCGTGTGTACAAGATTTTCGTAGGTGCTATCGATGACGCAGATGTACCAGCATATGTGGAGCAGATTGCAAACGAGTTCAAGAGAACTCCAATCATAGACCCTATAACAGGACAGGTTGACTTGAGAAAGAACATATTGTCTGTTGACCAGGATATTTTCATACCTGTACGTGACGAGAATGCACCTACTCCTATTGATACACTGTCGGCAGCACAGAACATGACGGCACTTGATGACATCAAGTTCGTACAGGGAAAAGTTTTGACAGCACTTAGGATACCTAGAACGTTCCTCAACTTCGATGAGGCGGCAGGTGACGGTAAGAACCTTGCACTTATGGATATTAGGTTCACAAGGACTGTGAACAGGATACAGCAGGCATTCTTGATGGAGTTGACGAAGGTTGCTACAATACACCTCTTCCTCCTTGGGTTCGAGGATGAGTTGACCAACTTCACGTTGTCAATGAATAACCCATCAACACAAGCTGAGCAGCTTGAGATTGAGAATATGCAGAAGAAGATTGACGCTGTTAGGGACGCTGTATCTGACCCAGGTAACGGATTACCAGTGATGTCACAGACACGTGCATTGAAACAGATTATGAAATGGTCTGACAAAGAGATTAAGGAGAACCTTGAGGAGATACGTCTTGAGAAGGGTATTGCTGCTGAGCTTGAGAAGACCACGCAGATTATCAAGAAGACTGGAATCTTCGACACCGTTGACAGAATCTATGGAGAGCCTGGTGCTGAGTATATGGACGACCAGCAGGGAGGTATGCCAGGACAAGGCGGCGCACCCGGTGGAGGGGGCGGCGGTGGAGGAATGGGAGCACCACCCCCACCACCAACTGACTTCGGAAGTGAAATGGATAACATCGGCGCACCTGGTGCTGACGACAACGGAGAAATGTCTGGACAGGAAGGCTCAATGCCTACACAGGATATGGGAACTGAAGGTGCAGCACCAGCGAATGAGGTCATCAGCAGGTCTGGAAAAAAGATTATCAATGAGCAATCGAATCTGTTTGAGCAATATTTGTCGTCACTCACTGGAAATACACACACACCTAAGGAGACAAAATATGAGAGAGCCAAAGTATATGACAGCGAATCATTGCTTATCAATGAGGAGTTTGACAAAATGATTAACGCACTCGGCAAATTTGTTGACGATGATGATAATGAATAAGATAAAGGCGTGACACCTGTCACGCTTTTTGTCTTTCAGAGATATTTATAAAGAAAAAAAGATATGAACAAGTATAAGGAAGAGTTTTCAAACTATATTGGCATTATGAAGGAAGCACTTGAGAGAGAGAACTTCGAGGCTTATGATGCAGCAAAGGATATGCTTGAGGAATCAATAGAGGAGTGCAGGCACGAGAAGGAACTTGCAGCACAGCTTGACACCAACAACTTCGGTATTCTCAACCACATCTTCGAGGAGAGACTGCCAGGCTTGTTTGTTGCCAATAAGAAAGCTGTTAGGGACGTTATAAAGACCATCAAGGAGGATAGCAACCTTATGGGTGAGTTCAACTACTATAACGCAATTAAGCAGTACAAGGGAAAGCTTGCTGAGTCCATCGAGCCAGATGCTGTTATAGCAAAGCTTAACGAGGCTATCGTGGCTACTATAAACAAGAATACGGTAAACAAATCAAATGCAAAGCTTAGGAAAGTATTGAAGGAACATAACATAATACCAACAGACTTCATCGACGATGAGGCAAAGACACTCTATGAGTCTGGTCATAACATACTTACCAAGAAGCTCAATGCCATTGGTAACGTAATGACGATTGCTGAGAGCAGCAAGAACATCTGTGATTATATGAACAAGCATAAGACAGATGTTATCAAGGAACAGATTGACCCAGACAAGCTCATAAAGCAGTTCAAGGATAGAATGAGGGAGACATTGACCGAATCAGAAATGTCATTCGTGAAGGAGATTACCGACTGGAGAAGTCCAATCGCTGAACAGAGGAAAGAGAAGTTGTTCAACAAGTTCAAGAATGAGTGTATTGAGAAGGTCGATGAAATGCTCAAGGAAGACGCAGGAAACGTGGAACTTGAGTCATTGAAGAAACAGCTTGAGGAACAGACATTCAATAAGGAATCAATTGTACAAGACATTGCGAAATTACTAGAAATAAGGGATATACTCCTGGATAAATAAAATATACAATTATGGCAAAGAAACTAATCAGATTGACAGAGAATGACCTTCACAGGATAGTGAAGGAATCAGTTAGTAGAATTTTGAAAGAAGAAAGAAAACCATCAAACAAACAGATTGGTAGGCATAAATTCAATGGTCTGAGATATGACAGCAATGGAAATCCAATTTACACACATGAGGGTGGCACTCTTTCTGATGATGATTTGAAATCACAAGGATGGAAGTATTCTAAAAAGCACGGCCTTCACGGACAAATATCTGACCCAACAAGACTACCAGAATCCATAATAAGGGAGAGAGAAGAAGAAGAACTCCCAGGATTTAATGACCCTCATGGACTTGTTTCATCTATCAATGACATGTCGCCAGAAACGTTTGAAAACCAAGAAATATTTGAGGTCGCTGCTGAGGATGCAATTCGTAGACTTAAAGATTGCGGGCAGGAGATTTCTCTAATGAATGTGATTGATGAAATGGGGTTAAAGGATATTATAGAGAAGGCTATAAAAGATTATTATCCAAGTGATATTAATCCAAGAGTTTACTACAATAGATAAAAGAAGGGAACGATATACTTGTTGACACAAAATAACAGTAAATGAATAAAAATGCAGTCAGCAACGGCTGCATTTTTTCTTTTTACAGGTCTTGATTTTTTTGGTGCATTTGGTATATTTTATCTACAAGGCATCAAGATATGAAAAGACTGAACAAAGAATATAGACTAGACGTTTCTGATAATGTAGTCTTAAAATACGGAAGCGTAAACAAGGACAACCCGCAGGTTATCTATGTATCCGGGAAATGTTGGATATGTCCGACACAGGAGACTGATTATGACGGGGTTATCTCTGATATTGAATCAGATATGAGGAGGAACATAAGGAATATACTAGTGGACGGTGTGAACTTTGAGAATAAGTTCATACTAGATTTTGACATAAGCACTGATGGTTTTTTCCCTAACAGGAAGAAATTTCTGTCGTTTGATTTCTACCTGCGTCAGAACGAGAGAAACAAGAAGAAGCTTGCAGACCTCAAGCAGTTGCTTGGTGGCAAGGTTAGTCTAATATCAAATAAGATGGTGTTTGCGTTTAAAGAAAATTCTTTTACAGTTGAAAAGAAGAAGTAATGTAATATTTATA